AAATTCCTGCATAATATGAGGAGGGTTAAATTTTTGAACAGGTTTTGGGGGTTGATATATCTCAGGTTTAATATGAGGAGGGTTAAATTTTTGAACAGGTTTAACAGGTTTAAAAACTTCAGGTTTAATATGAGGAGGATTTTTTCGTTGATACGGTTTAACAGGTTCATATTTATAAGGAGCAGGGCCTGGATTTGTTTCTTGATATGGCCTAACAGGTTTAAATACTGCAGGTTTCATTTTACTAGCGTTTCTTAACGCTCCTAGACCTCTTATGCCGTTTACTGCAAGTCCAGCCCCCATTTCCAGCGTTGCCAGTTCCGCTGCACTCTTTGCGGTAGATCCTACTTGAGAGCCTGTAACATCTAAGAAGTCACGTTGGTATATTTTTCCTGTTCTAGGATCTCTTTGTATAGCTCTATTAGCATCCTTCTCTTCTTGAGTAGGCATTCTCATTTTAGTAGCTAAAGTCAATGCTTGTGTGCCTGCATCATTGAAAGCATTAGAAGCTTTTTGTCCAAAATTTAAAGGTTCTCTTAAAACATGCTCTGACCCACTTCTTGGTACAGACCCTTTAAATCTATCTGGTATATTAAAGTTTTTTAATTCTTCGTACGGAAGCATTGGAAGAACATTTGTAGCAGTATTATCTTGTCTAGCTCCTTCTGTTTGATATTTCACAGGGCCTGTCATCTGATAATATCTATGTCGTCTTTTTTTCATTTGTATCTGTTTTTTTTATACCTCTCAATTTTTTGAGATAAGGAAAGTCCTTTAGATGTGTTTTTAACTTCTCCGCCAAAGCGGTATTCTGTTGGGTTCTCAATAACTGTATTAACTTCTTCCCCCATAGGTAGATTGTCGATCCCGGGCTCAACACCCCTATAAGACTGAACAAGATCACCAGAGTTATCATACCCGTTTATATCTATAGGGTAATCCATACCCATTGTATTAAAATTCTGTCCTCCTGCGTTAGTAAAAGCCATAGGTCTTGGTGGACCTTGAGTTAATCCTATTTGTTGCTGCTGAGGTGTAGATGCTATATCTATTTCAGGCTGAGGTGTTGACTGAATAGCTTCCATCTCTGATTGAGCTATAAGTTCAGTTAAACTTCCTTTATAGTCCTCAAGGTAAGCATTTTTCATTATCTCTATAGGAGAACTCATTTCTTAGGCTTATTATTAGCTGCTTTACGAGATATATCCTCTTTAGCTCTGTTAGTTCTTTCTGATTCTGCTACCTGTCTTTCTTTAATGTCATTAGCTCTTACCTGCTGAGAGGTATCTTGAACTGGTGGAGGTACAGGTTCTGGATGAGATATTTTAGCTACATCAATTTTATTCTTTCGATCTAGCTCTTTATTAATATTCTCCATATTTGCCTCTTTCTCTTTAAACTCAAGCTCTGCAGCTCTAGCTTCTTGTTCAGCCTGGCCTTGAGCAGCTTCAAGTTCTTGCATCTTAGCTTCAGCTTCTTTGATCTTATCCTTCATCATAACGAAGTTTTCAGAATCAACTATATCTGCCACTGTACTTGCAGGAGTACCATTTTGTACCATACCCATACCAAACTCTCTCATTAGAGCTAGTTTTTCAAGTTCTTTAGTTGCATCAGAAACAAAGATTCCTAGATCAGATTCAAGGTAAGGGAGTGGGTCTATAGCAAAAAACTCAACCGTACCATCAGGCATAACATACTGAGTTTCTTTACCGTTTACCCATGCCTCTTTAGAATAATCTAAAAGAGCTTGTAAGTCCCTTTGTTCTATCCCTGCAAACTTCCTGTAAAGGTCCTCTGTAGTATGTGCACTCTGTACAATAGCCTGCTGACTTGTAGCCTTACCATCATACTGTGTCATCCCACCCATCCTTTGACGGTTTACACCAGATACTCTCTCCCATTCCATTTGAATAGAATTAAGTAAGTCAACATAAGTCCCCATGGTCTTCATAGACAGATCGAGAACAGATTGATGCTGGGGGCTTAGTTTAACACCCTCTTTATTGTAGTCTATCCAGGCTATGCCGGTTCCTTCTACATAGTACATGAATTTATCCATATCCCATTTCTTAGGGATAAGATTAATGTCAAGTTGAGCTATAATATCTTTAGATCGTGCTATAGCTAACTCAAGTCTGTACTTATAGGTGTTATAATTAAGTTGGTAGGGTATTCCCAGCATAACCAACGATATATTATTGGAGTTGACATCTGAGTACTTTCTACCGTTAATGGGTAGTTTATTCTTTGAAGGATTGTTTATAGACATCCTTTGATTATCGAAAGGACGCATATTGATATACATATCCTCCTCTATACAAATTCCTTGGTACACAAGGTTGTGCCACTCCCATTCTACCTTTCCTCCAAGCTCTTTAAGTTCTTTAGGCATTCGGAATCCGTCTTCAACTTCTTCCATCTCCATACCTCCTGTTTCAGGATTATAGAATGTTAAGAAACCAGTTCTCTGCATAGATTGCCAGTACAGTATTCTCACTCGTACAAGTCTATCTCGTAATTCCTCCTGACGATTTCTAAATGTAGAGTCATAAGCAAAACTTCCAGATCCTGAACTTTGAAATACTTCATCAATCTGTTCAGGGGTAAGATCCCTCCCCCACTTCTCTACTACAGATGATGGGTGCATATATTTAGTGACCATAGCCCAATCACCATCCTCTACATAGTCAAGGTCAGGGTCAAGATCATAGTCTACATCTAAAGGGTTAAGAACATCATAAAAAACATTTTCGTTTCTAACTCCTCTCTCTGTGTAGCACTCTCCAGCTACTAGAAAGTGAAACCATGCCTTTTGTAACTTTTCATGTACATGACAATCTTGAAGGATATAATTCATTCCCTTCTGACCTAAGATTGCTCTTGTATCAGTGTAACTCCTCTCGAACATTCTTGCTAACTCTTCTGGGAGCTGCGGCTGCTCTTGGCTAGGAACACCTGTTTCTATACCCATAGCATTCATTTCATTCACAAAGGCCTGCTTCATAGATTCTAAAACAGCCCCTTTCTTTTCTTCCTCCATACGGGAAACGGAGTCCGAATTTTGCACGGTAACAGAGTAGTTGAATGGACGCTTTGCCTTCTCCCCCAGAAGTAGGTCAATGATCGGTTTGATCAGGGGATAGTTGCGCATTTTTGAAGGGAAGTTCTTACGGGTTTTACCGTAAGGCTGCACAACATAGCGATAGTCGTCATCGTGGATAACTCCATTGTAATAATCGTACAACCTTCGGAGCTCCTCTTTCCTGTTTGTTATTCCGTCTTCAGCTATAGAAAAAAATGCCTCCATCGTGTCGATGGCCCACTGTTTAGTCTTTCTAGCCTGGGGTATTCGTTGGTTTGGGATCTCGCTGTACATTCTTACAAAGTTACTTTTTACGCATGACGACTCATATTATCCATTTATTTTACTCGGTCTTTTATAATAAGACATTATTGATACTGATTATCAAACCATTCATCTACAGATCTATCACCTAATACCTCGGATACCTCTGCGTTATAAAGTTCCTGTGTATGGTACATTCCTATCATAAGAGACATAACTCGGTCAAAGTTGCCTTTATGATTGAACTTGATCAGTTCTTGAAGTAATGCAAGATCGTAAATTTTATGCACATTATATACTTGTTTCCCATCTATGTTCTTTCCTCTAGGGGTTTGTAGCCAGTCTCTGATGTAAAGTTCCCCCTGCCTTTTACGAGCCTCGGTCATGTGCATACCGTAGTTTCTCTTTACAGTTCTAGACCGTAACTCTTTCTTATCAAGCATTTCAAACTCTTCTTGTAAGAAATGTAACTTCCTAAATCTTTTAGCAAAGCCTATAACATCCCCTCTATCATTCTCAAATCCTATCTTAGCATTATAATACTGAGCTAATAGGAACATGTTATTATTGTAATCATCCTGAGTTTTAGGTCTACCTACATACGATGCTACAATCATATCATCAGGTTTAGATACATTATTCACTCTTTTCATTACGTATGCGGATCCCAGGGACCTTGAATCACTAGATTGGTTTTGTCCATAAGGGTCATGACATAAGAAATACAAAAGGTTAGGTACTTTACCTTCTACTTTATGAGGGGTTTCATATACCACTATAGCTCCGTTTACATCATCTCCTTTTCTGTGGGGGTATTTAGTTATCTGCTTTCTATCTCCGTTAGGCCTAAAGACTACTTCTCCTTTAGCACTTAGAGTTAAGTCTCCAGCTGTACCAAGAACATGTAAAGCTTTTGCACGGACCTTATTGTATTGTTCCTGGATGAGTGCAAGGTCAAATAGATTACTGGATACTTGCAGTGTAGCTTCTGCAGGTGAGAAAGGATGTTCAGCTAAGTACTGATCATAAGCACTAGCGTCGTTCCCACCTCTTTTCTTCTCCCTCTCTCCTTGTTCAAACTCTTTAGCTTCTGTTATAAGTGAGTTTCCATCGTCATCTATAAAGCCATCTAAAATCTCATAAATTGGTACAAAGTACCCGCACTGGGTCCCGGACATTCCTTCCTCCCACTCATTCTCGAATGCCATGCAGTCATAGGTCTCAGGATGGTAGAATAGTTCTTCTAGGGCTTCAAATCCATCCCCTTCAGTACCACCTGTACCAAAGGCTATCATAGTACCTAGTGTTTTAGAACCTTGTCTCATAGTAGGCATAGCCATACCCCACGCCTCTAGGAGACCAGGGAATGCACCAGCCTCTTCAAAGAATATGAGCTCACCGGCTTTACCCCTTACCTTATCCGGATCGTCTTTTAGAGATACTCCTGCTATAGATGATTGTGTACCTGCATCTATAAACTGTCCACTAACCTTCTTCTTATATCCGGCTGTTTTAGCCATTGCTGTGTCTAGCAGTCTAGGCTGTGTCCAAGCTGTGTTAGCATCTATAAAGTTTACAATCTCCCAAGTCTTTGTAAGTATAGCGTCGACGCCCGTCAAGTATTCTTTCATACCTGCAAATACAAAGTTCTTAGAGTTCTTTATAAGGAAGTAGTTCCTTGCAAGCATAGAGGCTGCTTTATAGGAGTATCCTTTACGACGTGCTTTAAGAACCACCATATGCTTGTCTTCATCCCTACATTTTTCCAGGTTAGTGAAGTACTTATAGTCGTTATCATAGAACCTAGGCCAGTACTGCTTTCTCATAGGTCTAGTGGACCCATCAGGAAGGATTTCATCTTTCACCACTTTAATTCTGCAGTAGTTAAGATAGAAGTAGTGGAAACCTGAGACTGTTATATCTCCTTCAGGTGTTGTGTAACCGTAAAGGCATCTTGCTTTTTCTTCGTCCCAAAAATCATAGTAGGCTTTAGTTCCTTTTGGTGCTGAGGTATAAAATCCGTGCTCATCAAAGTAGTTAGCTGCAGGAGAGAGTCTATGTGTGTCTTTAAATTTACTCACTGTATTTATCCACTTGAACCCCTCCCCAGGTATCATTGATCTCACTCTCTTTTCTTACAGCCTCCTCTAACTCTTTTAATCCGTTAGTGGTTTTCCCCATTGTCTCTAAGATTCTTACATGCTTTACAGGATCGTAGTCTTCATCTGTAATGTCAATGTTTTCTAACCAGTCTTTGAGGTAAGAGACAGATCTTCTAGAGGCTTTAAGTAGCATCATGGTAGAAGAGTCATGTCTTACATACTCCTCCATACCTGCTTTAGTGTGCTTGTCTACTTTAAAGGCTTTTCCAAATATAGCCTCCTCTATTTCTTTGTGTCTCTGTTTGTCGTCGTATGCATTATAGATAGAGTGCACATCACACATAAAATAGATGTAAGAGAGTCTTTTTGTAGCTTCTTCAGGGGTGAACTTGTCTACAATATCTTTAAATACTTTTATAGTTAGGCAATAAGAAGTTGCTTCAACTTTTAGATTCTCCGTTGTTTTTAATAGACTTTCTCTTAGCATCGTTTATATATTTCACCCTACTTTTCTTCACTCTAAACACCCCAAAGAATGGTAACCTTATAGACTCAAAGTTACCCTCTGACATTGTTTTAGCTACTAGCTTAAACTGGGAGTTTACAATCCTCTCTACTTCTTTTAGAGGGAGATTATACTCCGTCGCTAGAATCTGTATCAGCTCCTTCTTTCCCTTTGCCATTTGTGTTTACCCATCTTGGTGGATTGTCTGCACATATTGAAGTCCTCCATCTTGCTTTTGTAGGCATGTTGCACCCACATAATCCGCAAGATTGCCTCTCTGTAAAATGCTTACAAGAAGAACATTTAGACATTCTATCTGCATACTGTGCTACTGTCACAGCTTTAAATCCGTCATTACCGTGCTTTCTTAAAGCCTCGGCAAAATCCCAAACCATTTTAGCTAATCCTTTCATTCTTCGATCATTTCAATACTCATTTGAATTAAAGTTCCCTGATTACTATATACAACAGTTACAGCTCTTTCATTATCAGTAAATACCACTGTTATAGTATTATTATATGTCCCCCCTAAGTATATTGACCTCCACACTATCTAGATGTTTAAAAAGTTTAGAATAACCATACACCCCATCTTTGTGGGTTATAGCGTGTTTGTCTTTTAGCCTTTTAATGTATGTACTTATGATACCTTGCTTACTACCTGTAGCTAGGGCTACATCCTCCCTGTGCTTTTTACTACAAAATTGATCTGTGCTAGTATCTATAAGTACAGCTAAAATTGTTATTTCCTTCTCTGTAAGATCGTATATACCATTCCAAAGCTTAATAGCTTGAAACGTACTCTTAACTGGTACTTTTATCTTTATGTTCGTTCTATCAACCGACATCCTTCTGGTGTTACTTCTAGTTTGGACATACCCCCGGGAATCTTGTTATAGCTTTGAGAAATTAACCTCATATCTGTTGTTTTAGCCATATGCTCTAGCAATTTTGAAACTTCCCTATCAAGATTCTCTGCTATACGTTTAGCTTTCCCACCTACTTCAGAATTTCTCTTTAAAGCTTCAAAATCCTCCAAGGATATTGTCACTGTTCCCTTCATTACTCTACCATCATTACTTGGTTCTCTTGAATTACCAAGTAAGCATTCTCATCTTTATCATGTACCACTGCAAACGGAATCCTAGGGTCTACAACAACCATAGCTCCTTCAGTGATATTTTTATCTAGTACTCTCTCCCCTACAGAGTGCACTTTAAGGATGTTTGTCTTAATTTCATCCATCTTATCCTCCTCCATAGAAGCTTTTGCTTCTTTAGATAGGTGTATTATGGGTTTATCTTCTTTCTTCTCTCTTGGATCTAGCAGGGCTATCCATGTACCTGTTGCTTTCATTTATAGAAATGTTATTGATTTGATTACAAATTTAGTTATTTATTTTAATAATCCATATATAACACCTCCTATAACAACAGCTTCGCCTATAGCTACCCACCTCCATATCTTTTTATTACGTCTTTCTTTTTCCACCTGCTCCATGTGAAGGATAATTTCTTCCTCCGCTATGTCTGTTGCAGTTTGAGATATAGATAGAGTTTTCCTAAGATTTACAGATTGTCCTTCTAACCTGTCTACCAGGTCCCTGCATTTGGTGAAGTCCTCCCCCATATACATAACAATCTCTGAAAGATTAGTATTTTTCTTTTGCTCTTCTAGTAGGGCTTGTCTAAACCTACGTATCTGCTTTATACCTTCGTGGTTAGTGCGTAATAGATACGCATCTACAGATTTTTCATAGATAAGGTCTAGATATAGACTGTCATTTATCCACCCTGTATGGATTTTCCCCGATGAAGTCTGAGACAGCGTTATAATCGGTAACGAGATCAGAGCTATCAATAGCAATCCTCTCAGGTATGAATGTGTTTTGAATTGTGTCATAACTACGTATTAGTTGTAAAGTTCTATCCCTGTAAATATCTAAACTATCTTTATATATCTTAAGAAGTGTAGAATCTCTTTTATACAGGGCTATATTTATCTCTACAGCTTTCTTTAGTACAACTCTTTCTTTTTGCAGTTTTTTAACTTTTAAAAATGCATTTTTTGTAGATATAGCAGAGCCTACAGCTGTAAGACTTACAATTAAAAGTACTCCAAGGAGGATCTTAACCATATACTCTGGTACATTCCTTAAAGAAATTTTTAAACCTGGTATCATTGTTCTATAGTGAGAGTTAAACCATCAGGACATACTTTTATAAGCTCATTAAAGGTAGATCTTGAGTTTAGTATCTCGGATACCTCATCTCCAGTTATATCTTTAAAAGAACTTCCTACAAGTATACACCCTTTTATGTCAGGGTGTCCTGTAGCTGGGTTTACCGACCCTGCATAATTCCCCCAATGTAAAAGTATAAGGCTCCTATCAGGCACCCCTGTAACATGTAAATGATTCTTATATTTCTCTGAGTATCTAGGAACTACATCGTAAGTTCCTTCAGGGATACAAGAAATATTCCTTTGATTGTGTCTATCCGCCAGTTCTAAGGTTTTACACTCAAAAACAGGCTCATCTGAATCGTCTTCATAAACTTTTAAAGTACCTTCAGTTTGTTTTTCATAATACTCTCTACAAATGTGTCCTTTCATTAGTCATACATTTTAAAACCGGAGTAATGACAAAATAGTTTGTCAATATTACGCATACGCTCTAATCTTTTCCTCCATCTAGTGTCTAAATTCTTTTTTTCTTCTTTAGTCATGTTTTTGCACATAACACTAGCTACATCTTTAGCATTCTCTTCTAATATTTTATCAATCTTCTTTCTGTTTTCTGTAGTAGGCATGTACATAGAGTTTATTTGTTTTTACGCATAGCGCGTTTCTCCCGTTTGGATTTCGGTTGCGAATTTAAAGATACTTTTTTATTAGGGTTTATACTACAAGAATCTGTAGTACAATTACATTCTCTCGGATAGAGAGCGCACCACTTAGGCTCTTTTTGACCAGCCTTCAATCTTAGTCATAAGATGTTTCCAAACGTCAACCCCTGTGATGCTTGCGATATTCTCCATGTTCGACTTGAACTCCACGACCGCAATATAACCAGCAGTCAGCTTGGCCACCGGAA